AAAATTATATGAAAATATGCAATCGGCAGCTTACGAAGTTGTAGAAAAAAGATCACGAAAACAAGTTAGAAAAGGCAAAGACATTGATTTAGAGGATTTAAATTTGAGTCAACGTGATTGGGGCCATATCAAGAGATGGAATCAAGCATTAAAAACAGCTTACATTATGTTTTCATCACAAGGAAAATGGGTTGTTGAGGTTGCCCATCAGAAAGATGTTTTTAGAGATCCTACAGATGACGAAAAGAAAAAGGGTATCGATAGGGTTAAAATTGGGGAAGCACCAGATTTAGCTAAAAAAGCAGATTATGATTTTGATATTGTAATTCAAATGTTTACCAAAGAAGATAAAGATGGCAATGTAACTTACTTTGGAAAAATCTATAAAGATAGAACAGGAGTAACAAAAAAAGGAGAAATCATAGAAAATCCTTCTTTTGAAATTTGGAGAGCCAAATGGGAGAGTACAAAGAAATTCGGAGTGAAAAAAGCTGTAGATTTATCAGTAGGAGTAAATAAAGACAAAGAATCCATGGAAATAGAGGATGAAAAAGCAGAAGATATTTCTAATAATATTAAATCACTTCTTAAAAATAGTTCAGAAGAGAATCAAAAAAAAATAGGCAAGAAAATGAGGGATTTAGAAATTAACATTAAAGATTTAATTAATAATGATCTTGAGAAACTTACAGAAGTTCTAGAGTTCGCCACAATGCTTAAATAAATACATCTTTTTTAATAAGGGGTTATTGTCTTTAATAACCCCTTATTCCTATAAACTATTGAGGTGATTTAATGGAAGAAAAATTAACTAAGAAACAAGAACAGATAGACTGGTTAATATTATGTGACTACATTTTTAAAGAAATTCTACAATATGAAACAGGTTTAAAATTTCCAAAGTATTTAGCACTAAGACTTAAAGGATTACATAAAGGAACGTTTATGGCGAACAAAAAGCAAAAACCACAAGCAAGTTATGATTACAAAATAATGTTAATTACTTGTAAATATTGTAAATATACTATTTTACAATACATAGGGCCAAATAGAGAGAAAATTAAGGATGAACGACATCTTATAAACACAATAATGCTTATTATTGAAGGGGAAATAAACAATGTTGTATCAAGATTAAAAAATTCTAAGAAGGCAGAAGAAAAAACAGTAAATATAGAATTGGAAAATCAAATACATGAAGGAGCTGAATATAAGTCAAAAAGTAAAAATGTTAATAAAGAATTAGAGGGGTTATGGTAAATGGTCGTAGCAAAGAAGACAAAATCAACTACAAAAAAAGAACCAACTGCTTACGAAACAGAACTTATAAATGCTGTACAAAAAATTAAAGAATTTAAATTAAATTGTGAAGCAAATATAGTCAGTATCATGTACAAGAATCCAGAATTAATCTATACAAATGAAAAAATGAGAGTTGAAGATTTTAGTAATAATATTTGGAGAGTTTATTTCAATATAGCTTATGATATTGTAATAAAAGAAAAAAAACAATCATTAGACGAAATAACTGTTGGTTTATATCTTGAAAAACATGATAAATTAAAAGTTAAGTATGATGAATATAATGGATATGAAACGATTGAAAAAGCTAAAGAGTATGTTAAGGAAGAAAATTTAATTGGTTATATTGAAGAATTATATAAGTGGAATTCCGTATTGGGATTATTGAAGGCAAAATTTCCAGTATATGATCAACTTAGTAAGTTTGTTGATATGAACCAAGAGGAAATATATGCATATTATGAAACTCATTTGAATCATATATTTATCAATGTCGAAGGAGAAGTAAAAAGTTATAATATTGCAGATGAAATAGATGAGTTAATAGAAGAGCTAGATAAAGGATTTGCAGTTGGTTTATCTTATCATAATCTTCCGATGGTTACTAAGGAGACAGGTGGTATGTTATGTGGAAACATTACTTTAATAGGAGGGCTATCTAATGTAGGAAAATCATCTATTGCTAGAAATGCTATTATTCAAAGCATCATAGATAATAAAGAAAAAATAGTAATTATGCTTAATGAAGATGGATTAAAGAAGTGGCAGAGGGAATACATTGTATATATTTGCAATAATATTCTTAAAGAAGATATCCAAAAATATATTGTTAGAGATGGAAAGTATAGTGAAAAATTAAAAGAAACTTTATTTAAAGCTGCTGAAATTATAAAACAACAAAAGGAAAGTAAAGCAATCACTATTATTCCATTTCAAAGATATTCAACAGCGAAGGCAATCAAAATAATTAAGAAATATTCTAGTCTTGGTGTTACCCAATTTATGATAGACACATTTAAAAATGATGCTGGTAAAGTTTCTGATAATGCATGGTTAGAAATGATGCAAAACATGGTTGAAATATACGATGTTGTAAAACCAGAATCAAAAAACCTACATATTACAATTACATTTCAATTAGAAAAAGGTAAAACAGCAAGACAGAGATTTTATAGTCAAGATAATATTGGTATGAGTAAAAATATGATTGATCCTGCGTCAACTTGTATTATGGTAAGAAATATCTTTGAAGACGAATATCCAGGTGGTAAGAATGAGTTAAAAGTATTTAGATTAGAAGGTAAAAATGGGAAAACAAAGATTCCAGTAACATTAAGTAGAGATAAGAATTATCAAATATTATTTATAGTTAAGAACAGAGAAGGATCTGCTAATACATATCAAATAGTCATAGAACATGATCTTTCTCGTAATTTGCTTAAAGAGGTAGGAATTACTTCTGTACCAGTAGACTTTTAGAAAAGTAGGTGAACATACTTGAATGACCTCTATTGAGCTTAAACAATACATATTAGAGAATAATAAATTACAAGAAATATTAAAATCACTAGATTGTCATGGTATTAAGGAATATACAAAAGAGTATAGATCAGGATTGCCTAATCATACATCTAATAATAATATTGCTATAAACAAAGAAACATTATCTACTAAGATATTTCAATCTGATAGTGATATTATTAGAGGTGATATATTGACATTAGTAATGACAATTAAAAATATATCATTTCCAAAGGCAAATAAATATTTACATAAATTATTAGGGTTGGAGTACAATTTTAAAATAAAAGAAGATAAACCTGATAAAAAAGATCCATTGAACGTATTCAAAAAGGTTAAAAGGAAACGATGCGTTGTTAATCTAGATGAGCTTGAGACATACGATGATAGTATCATTAAAGAATATACACCATTGGTTCACATCTCGTGGCTTAGAGAGGGCATTCTGCCTTTTACATGTGATGTATTTAAGATAGGATATAGCGCAGAAAAGAAAAGAATAGTTATACCAACAAGATATTGGTGTGGAGAAGAAAACGACTTCATAGGAATTATGGGTCGAACAACAATTAATGAATGGGAAATGTTGGATATACCAAAATATTTTCCACTCAAAAAATATTTCAAGTCGCTTAATATTTATGGACTTCAAGAAAATTATAAAACTATTCAAGAATCAGGTTTCTGTGTAGTTGCAGAATCACAAAAATCTGTTTTAAAAAGACATAGTAGAAAAGATGGTACGGTAGTAGCAATTGAAAGTCATGATATGTCTCCAGAACAAGTAATAATATTAATAGGACTAAATATTGATATAGTAATTGCAATGGACGTAGGAGTAGATTTACATCATATTAGAAGTATGTGTGAAAAATTTTATGGTATACGAAATATTTATTACATTTATGATAAATATAATTTGTTAAAAGACAAACAAGCCCCTATGGACGCACCTAATAAAATATATGAATACTTATTTAAATACAAAATTTTGTATGATGAAATAGAACATAAAAAATATATTAAAGAGAGGGATAAAAGACTTGAGAAAACAGTTTGAAGAAATTCAATTAATAGCAAATAAATTAGATTGTGACGAGATATATTCTTGGTCAAAATATAATCAATATAAAGGAGATACGTACACTTTCTTCTTACGATATATACTTAAAATACCAGAGGACAGAAAAGATTCAATATATGGAGTATTTGGCAACGCATCTCATGATATATTAGAGAAATATTATAATAAAGAAATATCATATGAAAATATGATAGAAATATTTGAAGAAAAACTATTTGAATTTACTATTGGTGGACTTAAATATAATAGAAGTGATGAAGACAAAAATAATAAAATAGGAAATAAATATGAATCATGTATGAGACACTTCTTTAAAAATCATCAACAAATTCCATATAAATTAAAGTGTGAGGTGTTTGTTCCTATAAAAATAAATAATATATTAATTCAAGCTTATATTGATGCTATACATATGGAAAAAAGAGATGATAAAGACATTTTCGTAATTACTGACTTTAAAACTTCAAGTATATATAAAGGTAAAAAGATTGATAAAGAAAAAGGCCAGCTCATCCTTTATTCATACGGTGTCCACAAAAAGTTAAACATACCAATGTATCAAATTGTAGCTAGATGGGCGTTCCTCAAATATGTTGAAGTGGAATGTATGCAAGCTAATGGCAAATTAAAAAATCGTATTATTGAAAGAAATGATATAGGAAATAGTTTATCTTCAAATGCTAAGATGTGGTTAAAGAAATCAGATAGTAAATTTTCAGAAGAACAAATTGATGATTATCTTAGTCAAATGATAGTTGATAATTCTATAGATTGTTTACCCGAAGATATTAAAAGTAAATTTTTAGTTAAAGATTGCTATATTGAAATATCTTTAGATGATGAATCAATTCAAGAATTACTCGATGATATTGTAAAGACAGTAAAAGAAATAAAAATAAAACAAGAAGAGTATAAAACAACATTGGATAATAAAATATGGTGGCAAGATGTTACAGATACAGAAAGTTATTTCTTAGCGAATTTGAATGGATATTCATCAAAAATACATGCTCCATATAAGGCATATCTTGATACTTTAGACATGTTTAAAAATAAAGATAATAAGGTTGATGAAAATGATTTAACGTGGATGGAAGGACTTATGGATTAGGAGGAGTAATATGAATAATTATATTAGATACCATATTCATGATGATACAAGTAATTGTAATGGTTATTCTGATTCGTGTACTAGTTATAAAGAGTATATTAAACTTGCTAAAAAAGAAAAATGTAAAGCATTAGCGTTTTCTAACCATGGAGGAATGTACGATTGGATAAAAAAGAAACAGGATTGCGATAAGGCAGGAATTAAATACATACATGGCATTGAATCATACTTATGTACTAAATTCGAAGCAGATGAAAGAGGATATCATATTGGATTATATGCCAAGAATTATGATGGAGTATTAGAATTAAACACTTTAAATTCCAAATCTACTTCCAAAGGAAAATTAGATGACAAAACAGATAGGCATATGTATTATAATCCTAGAATATCATTTGAAGAATTAATGAATACAAGTGAAAATATTATAATTACAACTGCTTGTTTAGCATCAATATTATGGAGAAAAAAAGATGACGAAGATAGTTATGTACAAAGATTTCTAGAGTGGATGTCTAAAAATAGTCATAGATGTTTCTTAGAGATCCAGTACCACACACACGAACATCAAATAGAATACAATAAATTACTGTGGGGCTG